TGTTGTAGATTCGGTATCGATACTTAGAGCTATTCCATTGCCATCTTGGTCGATAAGTATGCCGGTTCCAGCTCCGTTCTGATCAACAAGTAATGCAGTGGCGGAAGAGTCTTGAATCAAGCTTAGTACGATCGCGCCTGTAGCTGATGCGTTGTCATTATGGATTCTTGCCACTTGCCTAGAGCCAGTATCCGAGCTGTTAGACTTTAGATCCAGAATTCTTCCAGTCGTTAAACTGTCTGCAATTGCTTCAATAACATCGCTTGTAGTAGCGTCCGAGGCAATATTTAATGCTCTTCCATTGCCATTCTGGTCAATAAATATGGCGGTCTGAGCTGCGTCCTGTTGAATAGAAAGAACGGTAGCACCAGTAGCAAGGGTATTGTCATTCCTCATGAAGACAAGGTTTCTAGTGCTGGTGTCAGCGCTATTGGAAGTAACGACTAATATTGAGCCAGTAGTTAATGCGTCGGCAGCTAGCGTAAGTCCAGTACCTGTAGTTACTGCAAGGGCAATTGTATCTGAAGCGATAAGAGCTGTACCGCCAGCGTTAACTACACAAAACTTGCCCCCATTGCCTGTAAATGTTGGCAAATTCTGCATAGCCGTATCAATCAGAGTGAATTCACTTCTGATTATTGATGATGATAAAGCCGACCGCGTTGTAGGTGCCGATGTTTTGTCATACCAATCTGACATGATTACTTACCTTAATTGTCTACGTTGAATGTACTGCGTATATATTCCGCTTATTGTTAGCGGGGAAAAATAGTCTGATTCGGATCGTATAACATAAGCAATACTTTCTGACGAACCAGTAAGTTTGTGCGTTTGCGGTGGAGTCCTGACATCGCCATCCCACGCTTCTTCATCCCAGATTCCAAAATCCCAAGTAGGAGCTTTGAAATTAAACGGTATAGCTACGTCATCCGGAAAAGGTATTTCTGCCGAAGAGAAGTCCAATTCATAGGAAAAGCTTGTTTCAGAGTATCCATCTCCCTTAGCCTGAATAGTCGCTGTCAAAAATTTCTTCTTCGTGCGTAAAGATTTTAAATAATGGTTGTGCATGAAAGCAAAAGCTAGTATAGCATCTCCGTCAAAAGAGGTGCCTTTTTCCATCTGGTAAACCAAACCACTATCAGAGCCGAAAAATATCTCTTCTGCACCGGTTGTGTTTTCAAGCGAGAACATGCAATTAACACGGTGATTTAATGCTTGAGGCATTACACCAATTGATTTGCCGTCAATCATTGTAACATAAAGCGCTGTATTATCCGAAAAGTAAATTCTATATTGATTTCTTTCTCTGACTATGCTTGAGGCAATCGCTAAGCCTCTTTTTTCATTAATCGCTTGCTGCAAGTCACTCGTAATAGTTGCGTGCTGGAAGTTACCGTGGGCTTCGACGGTCCCAAGTGTGGTTACACCTCTATCATCAAGAAATGTAGTGACGCCAATTTGCTGAATCGTATGCTCAACGGCACCGACTTCGTCACGGTAGCGAACTAAAACCCAATCTGCAGAACTGTTACCGTAAAGCATGTGGGAGGTATTACGATTGTAAATGCCAAGTGTTGCCCCAGTTTCTCCACCAGGCTCCGACATAAATCCAGTAACCGTATCGCCTGTAGCTAGTTCAGCTGCGCCAAAAACTGGCGACCATGAGTAAGGTGCGCCGATACCTGAATGCTGCACGGAGCTTTCAAACGAGAAGAATAGGTGATTCTTGTGGAACGTTACGTGGCTAGGAGCATCTACAGTTAATCCAGTTATAATAGGTGTAAGCACCGCTCCGTCAAATTCAAAGCCTGTATTGACACCATCGCAACCATAAATTCTCTTAGAGCTTAATTGGCCACCAAAATTGGCATTAACAAATTCAAACCTTCCGCCCGGTAATAAAGTTATTTCAGTACTATTGGCAGCTATGGTAGCCACGTTTAAGTTTGCGCCGACATCTAAATCCTCAGCTTGGAATGCACCAGACTGGCCAGAAAGAATTAATCTACCCGCAGCATCGCCCCCAGCGAAAGAGCCGCTATCAATAACGATACGCTCTACAGTCGCCGTAACTGTCGATATTGCGCCAGTGATAGTATCACCCTCCGCAATAACGTACGTTCCACCAGATGTAAATGACAGCTCCTCGCCAAGGTCTATTAACACCCAGCCCGAAGAAGATGACTTATATATTTCGCAGGCTGTACCCCCAGCATTGTTTCTAAACGCATACTTGGTATCACTTACGCCGCTATTCATCCACACGCCAAGAATGGAACCAGACCCAGGCACTGCGGCTATATCAGATCTAAATTGATCCGCAGCAAGGTTTGCGTATTGTGCATCTAGGATGGCAGTGGATGCACCGGAAGGTTCGCCATTAGCTGTACCCTCCGTTACTGCAGCAACTTGAAGGTCGTCAGTCTCGTTAAAAGCTCCGGTAATCTTAGTCATAACGATTTCATCGGAGTTAACGACAATAACTAAACCGGTAGCGCCAGAGACAAGCTGTGTAACCGTATCCCCTAAGCTAAACTCACCAGTTATATTAGTTGGTAATAATATGTATGGGGCATCTGAAGGCTTAGCTTGGCCATCGAATCTTTCGTAACCGGCATGAGTTCGGAACCCACCATTAATACTAATTTCCATATTAAGGGAGGAACGGGCGGAGCCTGGGGCAGTTTGCCACTGAGGGGTTTCAGTATCCAGGCCTTTTTGAAGAGGCATGTAATCGCCTTTAGGGGCGGGAAGTCTAGCCTGTTTAGGTATTCTCATGCCATTGGCCTAGCTTTTCTCATACGCTCATGTTGATTAACTTCAAGTTGACGCATAACCCTATTGCCTTCAGCGTGAGCCCTTGCCATAACTTCAGGCGCAGATTCAAACCCCGCATACTTCTTCATTGCCTCATAAACAATAAGTTGATGAAATTGAGGTGGCATTTCTGGTACGTCACTATCTGCAGCCAAGATTTGAGCCGACTTGTAATACTCGCCAGTAACAGTGTAAATCTCACTAGGAGCTGGACCAATCTTGACAGAATCTTGAGGCGTTATGGTTATATGGAATGGCCGCGCATCATTCTGCGTACCAATGCTGTATATGTTTTCGAACGGATCGAAGCGAACAGAAGACATCCAAGTTTGACCACCAACACCGGCAGAGGTGAGAAAAATCTTAGGTGGGTTACGGTACTCCTTGAAACGCCAGCTAGAAAAACGACTTATAGCTGAAGCGTCTGCAATATCCGTAAAGTCACTAAAGACATACTCATCTTGCCCGACTGTAGTATCAATGGTGAAATCTGAACGCATGAAGCGCCAGTTTCCACCATGTCTGTTCTGTATTTCGATATATGCATTCTTAATCCAATTAACAAGCCGCTCCAACTCTCCGGTATTACTGAGAACGGATGTAGGCCCGGTACCACTGATACCGACCTCGCGTCTTAAATCTTGTGTTAATTCGAGAAATGTAGACATATTATCTCTGCGCCAAAATTATCTTGAGCCATTCGCGGCCCACTGGGTTCTTGTCTTCAACAACTGAAAAACCGTAGCGCAATCCGTGTCTAGCTGGATGGCGGATAGACTCGTCACCATTTTGCTTGCGGTATTTTTCGTTACCGTAAGTTGTTTTCTTAGCGCGAGCCAATACTTCAACGTGGCAGCGTGCTACAACTTTCTCAGTGCCTCGGCGGTACAATTCAGTCTTGCCATTAACGGAAGTCATTACAACTTCGTCAGCGTCTTCTTCGGATGTTTCGTGAACGATGACGGTAACTCTTTCTTGAGCGAAAGCCAAAGCTTTAACTTTTTGGTCAAAGCCGGGGGTTGCTGCTTGTTCTGCAGAAGTGATTATGAATCCAGATTCACCATCATCTACGACATCGCAGTCTTTAGGCATGTGGTTGTCACTTTGCAATTCATTGCTGAATTTGCCTGTGAAGCCTTTCATCATTTCAGCTAAGCCGGATATACCTTCTTTTATTTCGCTGATTTCTTCTTTAACTTCGCCTAAGCTTTGATCAACTTCGGCTTTAAATTCTGCTTGAGATTTCTTTGCTTTAGCAATGTCACCATCAACTTTGTCAAGAGCGTTGTTGGTAGCTTGAGCAACTTTCTGCAAGTCTTCTTTGCCAACTGTTTTAGTTTCTTCTTTCTTATTAGCCATTTTTTATTACCCGAAAAAAGGGGCTTAAAAGCCCCTATTAGTTTATGTTTTTACTGCGATTAACTAAATGGAGTCACCACTGTACCACTTGCTCTTGATACACCGTGTACGTGATAGCGATTTTCTGCAATATCCTGCACTTCGATATAATCACCTACTTCAGCCAAACCAGAAGTCGTGCGGTTAAAGGTAATAGTATCAAAACCGTCAGCGTCTTGAGCTGCAAAAGCTAATGTAGCATCTGCGGTGTCAACGTCAACTGTGGTCATGCTACCATTGAACTCAGCACCGGCTGTAGAACATTGTAACACATGTGAGTTAGAACTCGCAGTAACAGTAACCATACAGCGATAGATTTTACCAGAGCCAGTGGCTTGAGGTAAGATCAACGTGCTTCCTGCAGCTGTATCAAATGCAACGATGCGGGGGAACTGATCAACAAGGGGATCGATAGTACGAGAACTACCTGAAGCCACAACTTGGTTATCAATCTTCATGTGGGCACTTTTGCCCAATGTCAAGCGTTCAGTAACTTGTACTCTACGCTCTCTTTGATGTAATCTTGCCATTTTAATATCTCCCGATACTAGTAAAAAGGACCGCCTATCTCTAGGCGGCCAAGCGGGTAATCAATTAAGATTCGGCTGGACGTTCAGGCAATACCAACAAGTTCTTGATAGAGACTGTAATACCAGTTTGGTTCCAGTTAGATGCACCGATTGTGAAAGCAGACCCGGTAGAGCCATTAGTCAGAATCATGTAAGCAAAAGGAACTTTGCCATCTGGAACTGCACGGAAAACAGGAACTTCACCTTCTAGGAAAGTACCGTCTTCTGGTGCCAATGATCCAATATCACTTTGGATAACGGATACTGCACCGGCTGCATCAAGCAACCATAAAACGTTACAACCTTCATTTATCGCTAATGCGGTAAATGCTGATGCATCGTCATTAACAAGAGGCGTCACACCGTCAGTTACTGCGGCTTTGCGGTAAGCAAGACCATCAATGCTAAAAGGGATGATGACAGTTGTATCGTATACAGTTTCAGCGCCTGTAGCTGTTAGCAAACCGCTATCAGTACAGAAGTTTGAACCTGCTAATTGTAGAATCTTTGACATTTTCTTTCTCCAAAAAACTTTAAACAAGAGCCCCGTTAAGGGCTTAGGCTATTACAGGTCAGTTACACCAACTTCCGCTACTGCCATCCAACCATCATTCTGAATGAAGCTGGCAGAGTAGAAAGTAGCACCAATGTATCCGCGTTGACCTAATGGATCTGACTTGTCTTTTTTCTTGTGTGGGATATGAGTCACATCAAGAGCATTCAAGCCGCGTAAGGCAACATCGCCCCAAGCATCTTCAGCAACGACGATGATAGGGTAAACGTCAATCGAAGTACCAGTAGTAGATACTAAGCCTGTTGCGCCAACTGCAGCGCCGCTATCAGCGATAGGATCTAATTCAGGTGAACAGATAAAGCGGAAGCTTTCAACCGAACCAAGTTCAGCTTCGTGCATTGGCTTACGTGAACCGTATGAAGCAAGTTCTACGAAACCAGGCATGTCACGAATATCGCTCTCAGCATCTGTGTGACAGAAAACTAAATAACCAGCTTCAACAGAAGTAGTATTGTAGTTCGCTGAAGGAGCTAAGATAGAAGTGATTGAATCTCCACGGTTACCACGAATGCTACGAGTAATACGACGGATCATTGATAAAGAGATAACTTCATCAACTGTACCGCGAGTAGTACCACCAGCGTAGAACTTGTTGGTGTTAGCCTTAAGAGCGCCGTAGCGGATCATTTCACGCAACAAGCCCATACGTTCGCCTGTTTGCTTCTTCATTGCCATTGGCACATCATCTTCGTGCAAATCAGCAGTCTTATCTGTGTAAACGTACAAGCAAGAATACTGTTTTACTTGAACAGTAATATCTTGGTGATCAAGAACGTCAGCGTTTGGTGTAACACCTTCTTGAGTCAAGTGTGCGTTAGGATCTACGTTCCAATCATTGATTGTAGTAGAGTTGGTATTCGAAGCGCCAAAAGGTAACCAGCGACGATAAACAACAGTGTCGGACATGTTCTTGCCCATTTTGTGTTGGTTGCCAGTGATGCCTAGAACTTCGCGAGGAATAGCGTGCTTTAGAATTTCGCCTTTCAGCTTGCCGATACGTTGGGCATTGGTATTGAAGCTAGTAGTAGCCATTAGTTAAGACTCCTTTGTCTTTAAATATAAAAAATCCCCCAAGAAATTTGGGTTCAGTAAGATTTCTATTCTAAACAAAGGACTAATGGCGTCGTTCGTATCTCAATTCGCTCGGCCTAATGGCGGAGCTTAACCTTTGAATGCCCTTATGAAAGCAGCCTCTTCATCGTCTTCAGACTGTCTCGGCGTATTCGTGCTACTCGATGTAGCAGGGATATTAGATTCAAGTCTACGATTACTGGCTTTCTTAGTCTTAGCGGCATTCGCTGTAATAATAGCTTCATTATCCGCGAAAGTCTTGTAATTGTCAAGCACATCAAGCACATCCAGTGGATCTTCGCTGTTATTTAAGTCCTCAAAGTTATCTTGACCCTTAAACCAGGTAGTAAACTCGTCAGTCTTAACAGTTTCCTTCCAGCTTCTATGGCTACGGCTAATCATCTTGTTAGCCATATCTTCGCGCATTTCAGCAAGTTTATCGTCAAAATATCCCTGAGTAGACTTAGCTTGTTCAGTCATAGTATCAGTGAATTCAGAAAACTCTTCACTCATTTCTTTGAAGTTTTTGCCTTCACTAATAACTTCAGACAAATCTTTCTTGACTGGCGCCGGGGACTTATTGGCCTTAGCATTCAACTCACCGAACTTACCTTCAAGCTTACGGATTCGCTTTTCATACTTGGCCTGGATGTCAGCAATAGCTTTATCCATGTCAGATAATTCTTCAGCAACTTCATCCGCAGGCTTAGCATCTTCATCTGCAGGTTTAGGCGCAGGGTCTTCATCCACAGGCTTAGCATCTTCTTCAACAACTTTATCCGCATCAAGAACGCTATCATCATCACCATCATCGTCTTCATGAATGATTGAATCGATAGCTTCGTCATCATCAGTAGATGATTCAATGACAACATCTTCGCCATTGAATGCAGCTTCGAAGGCGTTTTCCTCATCTACTTCGGTGAGTACTTCGCCTCCATCCTCAAGAATACCTTCTAACTGAGAATCATCTATATCTTCATTTTTATTATTGTTTGCTTCAGGGGGCATATTCAGGCCTTAGTGGGTTATTTTTAAGCTTTCGAGTTTCCAGCAATCGTCTTGTATTCGTTTGATTTCATTCGCGCGCAATGTAGGGCCATAGCATAACGGTCTTTGTCGCCTTTAATTTCTTTGGCGGTCATAAGCGTTCGCACATCATCTTCGGCACGGTATTTCATGTCCATGCTGCCGTTGTATGCTTTCTCGTCGTCTTTGCTCATCTTGCCGTTATAATCATTGCCGTAATGCATGTCGCTACCTACTAGTGGGGGGGCTATGTCGTACATCGCTCGTATCCAGATTTGAGATTAAATCTTTAACCTCAGCTATTCTACCACGTATTTCATTTGTCTTTTCAGTGCCATTGTTAATATTGTCGTTTTGTTTACGAAGGGATTCTAACCGGCTTTTCAATGCATTAAACATCTTCATTCCGGCAGAGCTTTTCTTCTCCTCGTAAGATAGAGCAATTTTAGCATCACTCTTTGGCATTACGCTTCACCGTCAGCTTTCATCATGTACAAAGTTGACTCACCAGGCAATTGAGCCATGAATCCTTGAGCCATCTGGCCTACAACTTCTGGATCTTTAAGGCCTTCAGGAATGTTAAAAGGTTTAACCGGTTCCCAAGTCTCACCATCATCATCTGATTTGAAGGTAATGAAGCGGCCTATTACAGCCGCGCGACTAACATTAATATCTTTGCTATCTATACCCATGACGCCATGCCTTTTTTTTATTTTGTAAATGACTGCCCTGCCGGTGCTTTGCCTGTCGGTTCTGAGGCTGGCTTAGCTACAGGAGGCACCACTTTACCAGCATTCTCACTGCCATTCAACTTATTAGCTTCACGGCTTAACTGAGCCTGTACCTGCAGCTTCATAGTTGTTTCTGCAAGCTTAGCTTTAGTCTTCTCAAGTTGCTGTTGTAGTTCGTGAGTAAACTTCTCTCTTTCAAGTTCAATGTCTGCAGCCTTAAGTTTCTCTTCAAGGAATCTGTCAGCATCTTTCTGTTGAGCATCGAATGCACGTTGAGCTTCTTTATTCTGCGCATCTGAAGTGGCTTTCAGTTCAACTTCCTGCAACTTGGTATCAGGAGGTGTTTGAGCCTGTTGAGCCAAGCCTTCAACAATTTGTTGCCATTCTGGATCATCGTAGTTGAATTTCTTAGGGTCAAACTTCCAAGCTTTAAGCAACTCATCTTTATACTTGGCAGGATCAATTTTGTAAACCGGGTTAAGTGACATTTGACCAAGTTGAAGAATTGCCTGGCTTTGCATTTCTTTTTCAACTAACGCAGATGAACCGCGTGCGTTAATAACAAATTCACCTTTCTCATCATCTTGACCAAACTGAAGCAAGTAACGGTAATAGCGGCGAACGTGTGGCTCGGTAATGTAATCATCAAACATGCGAGCAATGCGGCGCAAGATAGTTGATGCATTAGCGTTTAGTATCTGCATACCACCAACAGTGTCAGGTGCCTTGCCTTGTTGACCTTGAAGTATCATTGGCAGGCCAGTAACATCTTCAGCCAGCTTTAAGCCAAGCTGAACAATGCTCTGCAATTCGTCCTGGTACATATCCATATTGATATAAGTGAACGCTTTACGCACATCATCCACGGTTGAATCATCACTAGCATACCAACCTTTACGCGGTGCAATCTCATAAATCCCGTCCTCTGGCTCAATAAGCCCTTGAGTATAAATCCACATTGGGCCACCAGCAAGGCCGGCATTGTCCATCATATTACGCATCGCGCCATTAACAATATCTTGAGCAACGCGAATTTCTCTTGCGACACCTATTCCCCATGGAGTACGTTCACGCTTTTTCCACGGAAGAACGTCATAAGGGAAGTCACCGGTATCCATCATATTCATTACAGCTTTAATGACCCGGTTATTAACCATAGTTAAACTGACATCGATATAACTAGGCGTGTCGTCGTCAACTTCTGCACCGGCTGCTTCAAATTCTTTCTTGCTTATCTGACCATAGTAATACCAGACTTCAAACATGTCTCGAATTGCATTGGCAGAAAGACCCATTTGATAACCTTCGCTATCACCAGGCTTAAATTCTTTAGTCGCTTCGTATGGTCCCTCATCAAGAATGCGCTCAATCTGGTCATCGATATAGCCAGGCGCGCCCATTAACTTAGATAATTGCTTAGTGGTTAATGTATCACGTTCCCAAGTGTAAGAGCCATTATGAATGCTATCTCCACACGCTGGATCCGGGAAGAAGTTCCAATAACTAATGCGGCGAGAAACAGGCTTAATACCCTCTTCTTTAACTAACTTACCATCAATGAATGCAACGCTAGTAACCTTTTCTGGTATTGGACCTTTAAGAATGCCAGCACCAACTTTAGCACCATCATTAATTACAAGGCGCATTTCTGCAGCGTAATTACATTCTTCAAGCCAATCTCTAATGCGTAACTCAGCTTTATTAGCCTTATCTTTGGCTTCATTGATCTGGGCTTTAGCATCATCAACAGCATCGATTTTTGTTTGATCAATAGCTTCTTGGTTGCCTTGAAGTTCGGGAGCTTCTTCTATTTGCTTAGAAATGTTATCAGGGATATTGCCTTGACTGATTTTTACCATTTCTGGAATAGGTGTGTTTTCTATCGTAAAGGATTTGTCGTCAGAAGGGAGAAGCATATCACTTACGCGAGCTGCAGCTGCATCAACATAGGTACTTGTGATATTGAGGAAAACTGTACTACCAGTATCGTCGCCATCTACCTCAGTGATTTCACCCTGACCAGCAGGCTTAGAATTCCATGCTGAATTAGTGTCACCTCTATTCTGGTCATCAATGCCTTGGTAATATTCCTCATCACCAAGCCATTCAGTTTCCACGCCCATATTCGCGCGACCATCAATAGCTTCAGAACGAGAGCGAGACAAAACCATACCGAGTTTTTCAAGTATAGCTAAGCGCTCAATTTCTTCAGGGGAAAGTTGCGGCTCGTCATCGTCCTCGTATTCAAAGTCGGCGGTCGGCATATCTTCTTCGAAGGTAACTTTAGGCATTTGCTGTTGAGCGATAACTAATTCGACGTTAAACACTTCACCACTAATAGGCGTGTATGCGTTTCTGACAACTAACTGGCCATAGATAGTGCTATTAGCAGCACCTTCTTGACCGGCCCTGAAATCCAGGCCAATGCTGTTCACTGAGATTACGCTAGATACAGTCATATCTTTCCAGTCAGCAACCGGCAAATCAATAACGCCGATACAAGTTAATGCTTCAGCGTCACTTACCGTGAATGCGGCATTGTCTGCAATAACGGCAATATCCTTTCGGAACAAGTACAATTCAAGATCCGGCAAAGTGTCGGCAGCATTGCTACTTGAAACCACTACGCAATCGATAGTGCCGGACAGTGGCAATTGAACTATG